CAAATGGGTAACACAAAGTTATATTATATACCTTACAACGAGGACTATATTGATAACTATATGTTACCAAAGGTAGATGAGTTTGCTAGATACTTATTGAAAGGTAGTCTTGACAAAGACTTCTTAACAAGAAGAAAGAGCAAAGAATCATTTATATACAACGGGGAGGTACAATACAATGAGTGCATTTAAGTTACCCAGTATTGAGCTAGAACAATTAGTAGATTACGTAGAGAAACTTGGACTACAGAAAGCTGAAGCTGAGAGAGAACTACATAAGCTAACTGAAAATAAAAAGGTTGCTATGGCAGTAGCATTACTTAACTGCGCTGATGTTAAAGGAACACAGGCGCACAAGGAAGCTATTGCTATGACAGATGAGGGTGTTGTTATGTATATAGATAAGATAGCAGATGCTAAGAAATTAGTAACTGAACTTACCAGTAAGATATCAGCACAAGAACATAGGTTAAGATTGTTTCAAACTCTAAGTGCTAATGAACGTAGAGAGAAAGGATTTTACCAAAGACTAGGAGATTAATATGGCAAAGTATATAAACCTTGCAATTAAAAATGCAGACACAGGAGAGAGAATATACATTAAGTTATTCACTAACGATAAAGAGTACGGTGAAATCAATGAAGTGTTATTCAAGAAAGTAAAGATAATAAGTGAGACTGAAAGCAGAAATGCACAATCATTTATGGGTAACAGTAAGTATAAGAACTTGAATAAAGAGGGTAAAGATTTTACTATCAATACTAAAGATACATATGAGTTCTCGGGTTGGTTGAAAGAGGATGACTATGAAACTAAGAAAAAGATAGATGAAATAAAAGAAGTATTCGATGGGAGTGGTACACCGTTTTAGAATTGCATGACGATGCAAAGGAAACACAACAAACCTAAGTGTTTCTTCATAGGTAGATACTGCAGAGGTGATTTTAGAATTACATACTAGTTGAAACAGACGGCTGTTGGTTACTTAATTGGCTTTGTTTGGATTCTAAACGTGAACTCTTAAACAGGCAGTATTTATCTATGGCATATAAACAAAGGAGAAAATAATGGAAGAAAAAAAACAAACGTATTGGGACACATGGTATTCACGTCCTGAAAACAGGGAAAGAAAAAAACAATATGCAAAGGAAAGGTATTATAAAAAGAGAGATGATATCTTGAACAGAAAAAAAGATAGGTTGTCTAATGAATCAGAAGACCAAAGACAAGCTAGACTACAAAAGATGAGGGAGTATTATTATTCAAGAAAAAACAATGACAATCAAGATAGATAAAGACATACCTATTAGAGAACCAGGTAGACCTGTACTAAAAAAGTATGAAGAATACTATGATACTGTAGATATTATGGAACATGGTGATTCTTTTGCTGTAGATAGTATGAGGACTGCACAAGCTATGAGAGAATATTCTTACACAAATAGGTTTCGTTTGAAAAATAAAGATGCTAAGATTGTAACTAAACAAATGTCCTCTAACGAGTACAGGGTGTGGAAAATATTTGAAAGCTGAAATGCTATCTATGTTGTGCGCTAAGTCAATGAATCTTGAAGTGGGTTCACGTAGTCATGACGCAATAACAACAGAAGATATATCACACTTCTTAGGTACTTGTAAACTTAAGAACAGGGAATACGATATACTCATGGCTAAATATTTAGATAGTCATGAGTCAAGAACATCTTTATATGATGACATCTTTATAGAATGTTGTGATATATTTTTTAAAAACCACAAAGCTAGTGAGCTAAGAGGAGAGAAGTTCTTTATGAGAATGTTTATCTACCTAGCATTTCGTGAAATCTTTTATGAATCTTGTTTTGTATGTCAAGGCAGAGGAACAATATCAAACGGAGACAGGATAGAGAAGTGTATGCATTGTGATGGTACAGGACAATTTATATATGATGATGATAATAGACCTGAGTTTATGGGAATAGAAAAAGAAAAGTTTATGAAGTTTAAGAAATCATATATGGAAATGTTAAACATGATTAGGGATATAGAGTTAAGTGCGCTAAGTAAAATAGGTGATGAGTAATGACAACAGCATTAGTAAGAATTAAAGAAGATAAACAACTGGTTGGTATATTTACTTATCAATCAAAAGGTGTTGGAGAATTATTTAATTTAGTAGACCAATGTACCAGTCCATATGGTTGTGAATATATAGATATTAATTACGGTGGTGTTTATTGGGCAGACAATGTAGATTTCATAAAAGGATTAAGTGAAATGACTGAAGAAGAAATCAATACTAATGATACTTATAACAATGCAACAATAGATGAGTATGTTCTTGGTACATTAGATAAGTCAGAGGGAATGTGGGATGACATTGATAGAGAAACTTAAATGGTTCAGTTCATTTGTATTAACTATAGGAATTATACTCACCTCGTATAATATTTACCCTGCTAATCTCTATGTTCAGGTGGTCGGGGTACTCGGTTGGTTGTTAACGGGTATCCTGACTAGAGATAATCCACTCATATTTATTAATTCAGTAGCTTTTGTTGTTCTTGTGTCAGGTATTGTATACTCTTGGTAGGATATAGGGGGCTAGAATGGACGTTATCACGTTTATTCTAATTCCCTATATCAATAGTACCGACTAGTGAGTAACTCTATTGTCGTCCTCTGTAGATACCTTATCTGAGCTATCAATGTTTTCCTCTGATGTAGCATCTTGAATTGCTGATAACTTAGGTGCGAGGGTAGGAATCTTAGCAACAAGTCCCTGTAATTCCTCAATCAGTTCAGCATCTGACTTATGTTTGTTATCTTCCATGTTGATATTAATATTTTGTGATGAGTAGTTACCCAATTCTAATATTAGTTTAGCGCAGTTAAGACGTACTGAGTCTTGGTCTGAATGTAATAGGTCTTCAAGTACATTGATTGCCTTGCCTGATACAGATGTGATTCTTTCTTCATTAATCTTTCTGATTTCTTTTTCGTATTTTCTTTTTAGATAGTATCCCATTTGAGATGGGTTCTTATTATATCCTGCTTTCTGTGCTGACTTGGTTGCGTTAGCCAGTGTATCTCCACTTGTAAAATATTCTACAAATAATTTTTCTTTCTTCTCATCTGCTACTCTCATTCTTCCACCTTTTTTAATAGCCACTCTTTGAGCTTGTTCGTTTGATGTTCAGGTACTGGTATATCAAGTCTGAATTTAATCCATGACTTGTCCAATACTAAACTCCCATCTATATCTGTTCCCTCTTTATCTCCTGATATGTGAGAGACTATAGTTATAGTTTTATCATTTTCCTCAACTATTAAGCCGAGTGATACACAGTCAGCTAGTTCAGGTTTTAATTCTTTAATGTCAGTCCACCCGTGTGTTGGGGTAACTGCGTCCTCCCAATTTAGGAAAGTAATTATTGGTTGCATTATTTGTTCCTTAGATAATTAAGATAGTCAGCGCCCTCCTCAACTTCCCAAAATACTTTGATGAAGTCAGGATGGTCTTCAGTTAAGTTGGTATTAAATACAGCAACAGCACAAGCTGACATCATCTTACATGGAAGATTAAGTTGCTTTGCAAAGTTGTCGTACTTCTTATATGAACCTACTTGTACACAGTGCATAATCTTATCTGAGTTAGCATCCTTGATAGGGCTATATCCTGATACATGAGTATGACCTGCTATGAGTAAGTGGTCTCTTGCATTGAACAATGCGTGTTTAACAATACCGTGTGCTGTATTGTACATTGAATGTCCTCTAAAGTTATGAGAACAATTTACTTTGATTTCGTGGTTAGGTAATTTGATTTTAAGTCTTGCGTTATGATTAGAGTATACAGTCTTTAGAGGTTTACACATCCAGTTGATTGGGTCACCCTCCATAGCCCACATATCATGGTTACCTGCAACAATAAATATATAAGGTGTTGCATTGACTAACCATTCTACAAGCGCCCACTGTTGCTCCCCATTTGTCGTTTGGTCTGCCCATAATCCTGCTAACTTACCACGTCTAGCCCAGTTATTAGACAAGTCCCCAACAGAACAGGCATACATACCATCTGTTTGATTAACAATATCTATATGGTTTCTTAATGATATCCAATCACACCCATCATCATCAACGTGTGGGTCTCCTTGTATATATAATCCGATAGGTTTCTTATCATCTATCTTTATGTTGATAAACTTTTCAGACTTTTCTCTTGCTTCTTTTCTTTTGAATACTTCTGTTCTTGCATTGATGAGTTCTTCTGTAGACCAATCAAGATTCTGAGCTTCTTCTAATTCGTAATTCTTTGTAATCTTAGGACTAACTGTTTTTTTATTACAAGTCCTGCACTTCCATCTTTTTCTTTTCTTTTCTGTACCACAATTACCTGCTTTAATTAAGTGAGTTGAATCACAATGAGGACATTGTAGGGCATTACCATCCTCATCTCTTTGTATGATACCTACTCTACTATAATTGCCACCATTATTATTGATTTGGTATGTCATTTATTTTCTTCCTCATTTATTAAATAATCTAAGTACCAACGTGCTTTCTTTAAATCTTGCACAGGTGTACCCTTATACGGAAATCTTGTAACATACTTGATGATGTTACCTCGAACATAGTCCATATCCCATGACCGTATATACTTAGTAGTTTCTATCC